CCGTGAAGGCCGTGAGGACGACGCGGCGCGTGCCCGCGAGGGTCGTGACGTCGCCGAGTTCGGACGCGATCGATGCAGTCTCGCCCGCGAACTTCTGGAGGAGTGAGCCCCCCTCTTCTCGGAGCGCCTTCGCGCCCTTGGGTGTGTAGGTCATTGGTATGTCTCCTGAGGTGGTGTGCTGGAGTAGCCCCCGAAAAAGAGGGTTAGATCGAGTCCCCGGACCGGATCCCGAGCGCGTCCTTCACGACCGGGACCGTGTCGGCCCAGACCTGGACGATCGTGTCGTGGGTGTCGTCCTCGAAGTACGTGTGAACGTTCAGGCCGAAGTTCGGGACCGACTTCACGACCGTCTTCCCGGCCTCGACCGTCTCGAACGAGATCGTCGCGGGCGTGCCGAAGGTCGGATCGTTGTGGTAGTACAGGCTGGCGATCTGCGGGGCCATGCGGGCGTCGATGCCGAGCAGGTCGCCGTGGGTGACGCCGTCGATCATGCGGTGGACGGTCGGCTTTCCCTCGATCGGGAGCGCGATCTGGTCCATGAGCGGCATGTTCATCGCCGCCTCGCGGTAGGCGGCGATCTCGCTACCGACGAGGAACTGCTCCAGCTCGGAGAAATTCAGCTCGTCGATGAAGATGTCCGTCATCCGGTAGGGCCGGCCCGACGTGATCATCGAGTTCTTGAACCGGACCAGATCGGCGATCGGGGTCGCGTTCGCCGCCGACCACTGCGCCGCGAAGGCCAGCCCGTCATCGGTCGAGCCGGCATCGAGCGCGGCATAGACGGCGGTATTGAGCCACTCCGCCATCCAGTACCCGATCCGGGCGAGCGAGTCCGAGACGACGGACTTACCGGACGGCAGGCGCATCGCGGCCGAGTCGATGCGGACCGAGAGACCCTCGGCGGACGTGATCGCGGTCGACTTGGTCAGGCGCGAGATGCCGACCTCGGGGAAGCCGCCGGAGGGCGTGATCGTCCGCGGGGTCTGCTTCTTCGCGTCGGCCGACTTGCCGGCCTCGCGGGCGTAGATGATCGGCTGGCCGCCCGAGTCGACCTTCGGGATCATCTCCAGGGCCCTCAGCGAGGGCTCCATGACTCGGTAGATCTCGGAGAGGACGACCGGGGGGTTCAGGTAGCGCGCGTTGTCGCCGCTGATTTGTGTCATTTAGGCCACCAGCCACGGCAGTGCGCCGTTGAATCCGACGAGCAGAGACTCGTCTGTAGCACCGTTCGCGACGTAGGTCAGCGGGACGATCCCGAGGCCGTTCGCGGCGGCGTCCTTGACGACCAGCGTCTCGACCACGCCGGCGAGGGCCGCTGCATTCGAGAGCGAGGCGTCGACGTTGATGGTCGCCACTGCGCCGGGCACGATGGCCGCGGTGCTTGCACCGTCGACCGTGACCTTGTCGATCGCGACGAGGCCCGGGAACCAGACGGTCGCGACGCGGAACGCTCCGCGGGCGAGGTCGGCGGCCCAGGTGGCGGTCGTGGTCGACGGCGGCGCGGTCTTCCACGTCGGTTCCGTGATGATCTTGCCGATCAGGGCCACCGCGGCGTTCGATGCGAGCGCCTTGACGACGGGCATCCCGCCGGTTGCGGAATAGACGTTGTCCGCCTGGACGTCGAGCTCGACCCACTGATCTTTCAGGAGTCCGGCCGCTGCCGTGACGCCGCGGTCGTAGTAGCCGTCCGCGCCGTGAACGATCGCGGTGGCCGTGAGTGCGCCCTCGTAGAGGATGCACGGGTACTGTACGCCGCCGACGGGCCCGCCGGCAGTTGTGTCGATTGCCATGTCTGGTTTACCTCAGTGTCCCGGTTGCCGTCCGGAGTTCGCGCGTGATGGCGAGCGATTCGTCGGCTGCTGCTGCGTGCGCGAACTCCGACCCCTCTTCGACCGTCTTGGTCGCGTCGGGGCGGGGGATGGTCGCGATCTTCTTCGCGAACTCCAGCGGCCGGGTCTCGGCCAGCGTGCGAAGTTCGGCCTCCTTCTCGGCGGTGTCGGTCCAGCCGACCGGAATCTCGGCGTTCTTGAAGGCCGTCCACTCGGCGTCCTTGTGTGCCTGCTCGACCTTCGCGAGCTCGGCCTTCAGGGCCGCGTTCTCCGTCCTCGCGTTGGCGAGTTCGGCCTCTTTCTCGGCGACGGCGTTTGTGATGGCCGCCGCTCCTTCGGTGTCAGTCATGTCGGTGTCCTGGATCGGTTCGGGTTCGGGCTCGGGCGCGGGTTCCTGCGCCGGCTCGGCGTTCGCGACGGGTTCGCCCTTCGGCTCCGTCCCGCCGAGCAGCTCCTTGAGCGCCTCCCGGGCCCCGTTCAGGGCGTCGGAAAGGGCCTGGAGCCGGCCGATGTTTTTGGCCGAGAGTTCCCGGCCTGCGTTGGTGATGTCCATAGGCGGTGCTGTTGCGTTCAGGATCACGGCGCCGGGGTCGACCGGCATCGCGCGCCCGGGCTCTTCGGTGAAGACCAGGACGTGATGTGGCCGGGGCGGGCTCGTGATCGCCGTGCCGGGGCCGTCGGTCTGTGCCCGGAACGCGGTCGAGAGCGAGAGCCGGCCTGCCTGGCAGAGCGCCTCGACCTCCTCGTCTCCGGCGAATGAAAGGTCGGCAACGAGCCGCGGGTGTCCTGCGGCCTCGATGCGGGGGGACACGACCGCGCCGGCGAGCCGGCCGTTGATGCGTGTCAGCTCGGCGTCGGCGTCGGCGTCGAAGGCGTCGAAGTTCGGGTGAGGGGGCTGTGCAAAGATGATCGGGACGCCGGCCCACGAGTCGACGGACGCGGCGAACTGGTCGGCCGCGAGCCACATGCCGCCGACGCTGCGATCTAAGAATTGCAGGATCGCGCTGTGCGAGCCGGCCTCGATGGCCGTGGCGTTCGTGAGAATAGTGTTAACGGTGTGAACTGCCTGCGGGGTGCTGTGAGCTGTTTGGCCGCTTGGCATGTAGTACTAGGGGCCGCGAACGAGAATAGTACTATGGCCGTACTTTCGGCAAAGGACGAATGAAAAGAGAGGGGGGGGGACGATCAGACGGTCTGTCGCATCGCGTCGTCGGCCGGCTCGTCGCGCTCCATGCGATACCGCCAGTAGTGGAGCGAGACGGGGTCGGTGATCCATTTGCCCTTCTCGAAGTGGCCGCGCTCGGAGGTCATGGCCCCGGCCCCCCTTTTCGGACGATGACGCGATCTATGGTCCGGTGATTCATCAGGCGCACCAGGTCCTGGAACCGGAGATTGCGCTCGGGATCGTTGATAAACGCGAGCTTTGCCGCGCGGTGCATTTCGAGTTGGTGGCGCTCGGATAGGTATCGGCCTTTCTCCAACTCGGCATTCAGTCTCACCATCAATGCCGCGCAACACGCCTCGTACTCCCGCTCGGCTTCGGCGAGCCCCGGGCGATCCTTCCAGATGATCTCGATATCGGGCATGTCGCCGTCCGGCAGCGCGGGCAACCATTCGCACGGGCGGTTGAAGTCGCGCCCTTCGTGCTCGTCGGTCATGGCAGCGCCTCTTTACATTTCCGCATAAATTCTTGGTAGTCTGCCGCTTTTGCGGCGGCGATGGCGCGTGAGAACTCCTGCACCTCCCGATTCGCCATCACATATCTGATGTTTTCGAGGATCTGTTCTCCACTGAGATCCCATCCCGCCCCGCAAGGGGGGCCGTGCTCCACGAGGGCTGTTGCCGGGGCGCCCTCGTCGTTCATGGGTGCGCGCCGCCTCATTCGTGGTGCGTCCGGGCCGACCTCGATCTCTCTCCTATTGATCCGAACGACGGCCCCCCACTCGTCCCGCGACGGGCCAACCTCCCAGTACACGAGTTCCCAGGTAACTCCGCGCGGGCACCCCCTCTCGAGCAGCGCCTCGCCGATCATCGGATGTAGGGCCGCCTCGATCTCCGCCTTCCGCCTCCGGGCGACCTCTTCGGCGGGGACCCGCGGATTGTCACGGTCGGCCTGTGCGAGTGACAGCAGAACCTCGGACATCTCCTCGACGGTCGCCCCGGGTTTCAGGAATGTCTCGAGGGCTCTCTGCACCTCGTCGGTCATTCGTCCTCCTTCACGATCCGCCTCGGGTCTAACCGGGGCATCTGTTCGTGGAGTCGGTTCGCGCGATCCCAACAATCGACGACGGGCTTCACCGCCGCGAGGGTTCGCAGAATCGGCACCGGGGCAGCGTGGCCGGGTTCGTCGTCGCTCATTCGGCCTCCTTCACGATCGGCGTCGTGCGAACTATTTTTACGCCGCACCCGATCCAGTCCTTCGGAAGATATACGTGGCCCGATGCCCCGTGCCGTCCGACCTGTTTCTCGAGGACCTCGTACCCTCGCAATGTGTAGGTATCGCACATTACACACGTATTGGGCGTGTGAAAAGAAAAGACTTACGCCCGCCCCCGGAGCCCCGCCGCGACGATGGCGCCGACCTCGACAGGTGACAGGCCGGCCGTGCGGATCCGGGTGGCAACGTCCGCCGGGACATCGGCAGCAACCGTGACGCGGACGCCGGCGAGGTGCTCGAATCTCCGGTAATTTTCGGAAAAGAGCAAACTAAAGAAAGAGAGGGGGTCATGGTACCCCACCGCACCAGGCCTGGCCTCACCAAATCCGGCCCTGCCTAACCAAACCTTACCCGACCATGTCATACCCGACGCCCGACAGAGCGCCGGTTACGTCATCGCGTGTGAACGTTTCGCCGAACCGGATCACGGTCCAGCCCTCCCGCCGGAGGATCATGTCTCGGAACCCGTCGCGCTTCTTCTGCGATTTCGACGAGTGCCACGGGCCGCCATCGGTTTCAATGGCGATCTTCTTGTTCGCCGCCCGGTCAACGTAGATCGCAAAATCGAGTACGAATCCCGAACGGGTCGATACCTGCTCGGCAAAGTCGATGCCGAGAGAGGTTAGGATGTGAAACATCCTCTCCTCCAGACACGTTCTTTTAAACATGGTTTTTGTTATCCTTACCACATCCTACCGCACCGTGCCACACACAACCAGGCAGCACCAGACCGTGCCCAACCAAACCGTACTGTATTCCCGGCTGTTACCCCGGATGCAAAAGGGGCCGAAGCCCCGGCCCTTGCCAGACCTGGCCAAACGATGCCACCCCATGCCGGCCCCGCCATACCCTACACTACCGTGCCTAGCCGTAACAAACCCCGATCCCGCCTTGCAGCGGTCACGCGTACGACTTGCCGCTTTCGCCGACGAAGGACTCGACCTTGAACGTTCCGAAGAGCGGGCGGAAGTCGAGCAGTCCGACGAATTTGCCGGCATCTTCGAGGACATTGAGCACCGTGATCGGATCCCAGACGGACGGGTCCACGATGCTGATCGTGAACGTCAGTTTCCAGTCAGAGAACTTCGGCCTCCACCGCATGATCCGCGCGCGCTGCACGACGGCCGGCCGCGCGTCGACCTCCCACTCCTGCGGGGTGATGCGGATCAGTTCCTCGTCGATCTGGATGCCCGAATAGACGAAGTCCTTCAGGGTCTTCCGACCACGGCCTTTCGCCTTGTGTTCGGTTGCCGCCTTGCGGAGCGCCGCCAGGACCGCGAGCCCGGGCACGCCGATCACGCCGTCTTTCCCCATGTAAAGGCCGTTCTTTGCCTCCTCTTCGGGGTCGTAGTTGCTCGACTTCTTCGAGCTCTTTTCCGCGCCGATGTTCTGAGGGCTGTGCATGAGCAGCGGACGAACGCCGCTGATCGTGACGGTTAGTTTTTCATCCATGCCTTACTCCTTTGTGAGATTGCCATACCTTGCCGCACCCGGCCTCAGCGCACCCAACCCCGCCGTTCCCGACCATGGCTGACCACACCTGTGGCAAATGTCTAGTATTACACTAAACACTTACCTAGTATACATACACCACATAGGTATAAATACTTAACGATACCTAGTATTTACTAGAGGCATGGCAGAATTTACCGTCACGACCACGGCGTACGGGGTCGAAGAAAAGGTTACGGCGAGGGCCGGGCCGCGCGCTTCGCACGTGTACTTGCCGGCCGATTGGGAGGGAAAGAAAGTTATGGTCCTGCTACTCGAACCCATTGCCGATGCCCCGACATCCTAATCACGCATATTCCTATGCCGGTTGGTTCCGGTTATGGGAAGGCCGCGGCATCGATCCGGAGCCGCTGACCCCGGAAGAGTTGGCCGCCATCGCCGAATCTGAAGCGGAGATTAAAGCCGGGTGCCGGATCACCACATGGGAAGGCATGTGCGAGCAGCTCGGGATCGACAGTCTCGAAAAGCACTCGGACATGAAATTACTCATAGGGCTCTACACGAAGCTGCACAACCTCCCCGCACGAGACGACTATGCGAACCTCGCGCGTCTTATGCAGGTATCCGAGGACGATGTTTTCGATGCACTGGACGACCTTATGGATGAGGGTAAGATCGTACAGGATGCCGCGGATACGTACGTGTGGATACACGATCCGGCGTTGGTACGGTACTTCGATTCACTACCCCATCTCAGGATCGCATAACTGAAAAATCGCGGCTGCCGGCCGTTTAGGTCGCCGACCGCGAGCGGCCCGCGAGGCCGGCTACGACGAGCGCGCCGATCTCGACGGGCGAGAGGCCGGTGGCCCTGAGTTGGGCGGCGATGTCTATGGGGATGTCGGCCGCAACCGTCTCCCGCTTGCCCTCGGCGAACTGGTGCCGCCGGTAAAAATTCCTGATCGCGACGCCGTTCCGCCGGCCGTTGGTCGGGCAGGCGCGGGCCATCTCGGCGGCGAGCGCGCCCCAGCTCGAGCGGGTCGGCGCGTGGTCGACGATGAACCGTTTCTCGGCCTCGGAGAACGGGACGCCGGAGGCCATCAGCGGCCCCGGGGTTCCGTGACGCCGAGTTCCGCCGCCTTCTGTTTGCACGCCTCCCACGAGTGGCCGACGTATTTCACGAGGGCCGCGCTCGGCACCTTCCGGTAATACTTCTTGAGGATCTCCTTTTCCTCGTCCGACCAGACACCATGCGGCCGGTACGTCTTCATGAGCGCTTCGAGCTCGTCGATCACGATCTCCTTCAAATCTCGACCTCCTGGAACTGGTGCGCGGGCGTGAGCCGCGTGAGGAGCGGCCGTATCCAGTGCTCGTCTTTGTCGACGGTCAGCAATAACGCCCCGATATGTTTCGCAGCCATTCCCAAGCCGTGGGTGGCGGCGAAGTGGTCGCGGCTCTTCCAGCTCGGGCACCCGGCGATGTGGGTCTCGCCGTTCGTCCATTCGTAGTAGTCGTGCCGGTGCCCCCGGAGCAAGAGGTCGAACTTTCCATACGTCGGCCGGGAGAGCTCGGCGTGTGCGGCTTCCTTTGCGGGCGCTGTGGCCTTCGATACCGGGCTCGTTGTGTGGCCGATGGCGTGGCAGAGGTGGATCCGGGTCCCCTCGACCATGACGGCGAAGTCGGTCCCGAACGCGCCGCCGATCGCGTCCATGACGGCAAGGTCGGCGGAGGTGTTGCTGTCGACGTGATACCGAGAGCCCTCCACGCCGATGAACGGGCGGGCCTCGCCTTTGTCCTTTCTCTTTCCTTTTGGCGGCGGCGTGAACTCGACCATGCTCAGCAGGTCCGCGGCCGTCGTGATCTGCGCCCGCCGGTCAGTGGTCCACGCGCTGAACCCGTCGCTCTTGCGGTCGACGCCGTCGACGCAGTCGCCAAGTACGAAACATGCGTCGATTTTCCCGGCGGTTTTAACCACGTCGCACCAGGCGTTGTAGAACTCCAGTTGGGTCGGCGAGGCGTGGACGGTTCGGGCGTCGCGGGTGGCGGTCGGGCCGAGTTCGACGACGGGCGGCATGATGGCGGACGTGCTGCCGACGTGGAGGTCACTGACGACGAGGATCTTCTTCACGACGATCCCCCCGTCGGCCTCGGCACGCGCTTCCAGTACGTCAGCCCGGCGCCGTCACACATGGGGCACGGGTGCGGCCCGCCGTCGCACGCCATACCGGAGCCGCCGCACGAGACGCACGTTTCGGTTTTAATCACTGTCACGATTCAACCTCCGCCTTCGCCCGGCAGCAGCGCGCCGGGTACGGGCAGTTCTCGACGAAGCCGCGAACGGACCGCCGGCAGACGGCGAACGGGACGCGCTTCTGCGCCGGCGGCACGGTATCGGCCCATGCCCATTGAAATCGCGAGAGGTCTTCCCACTCGCATGGGTTCACTCAAGTCGCCCCCTGGTACAGGCGGATGCCCGCGCCGAATCTCCGCGTGCGCGGCCCGCTGGTCGAGTATCCGCGGAACCGCCGGCCGATGCCGGGCATGAAGGCAGTTGTTATCCCATCGCGCCTCCGATCGTGCAGACGCCGGCGGAACGAGTGCCGCGCCGAGAACATCGGAATCATGCGCGGCGCTCCATGACGCGCGTCCACGTCCCGCCCCGGTAGACGTGGTGCAGGATCGCGAGCCCTTCGCCGAAGTCGCGGATCTGCCCGACCTGATCCGGCCCACCCTCATCGCCGATGACGCACGCGAGCGCGTACTTCATGGCGTTGGCGTCCGCGAACAGGTGCGCCTCATCGCCGAGCCGGCCGACGGTCGGGCACTGCCCGCGCCTGAAGGGGTCCATCAGCAACCATCCCCCCGGAACTCGTAGGACGCCGGGCAGGTCGCGGTCGCGTGAACGGGGCGCGGCGGTGGCGGCAGGTGCTTCAGGATGTCGGCCCACGGCACAACGAGCCCGTCGCCGACCGAGGACTGCCCGTCGCACCGCACGTCGATGCGGATGCCGGCAGCGGTGGCGACAACCCGGACGTGGTCGGCGGTGTCGCCCTCACCGGCGATGAACACGGGATCGGGGGTCATTCGGCCTCCAGTACCCGATCAACCTCTTCCGGTGGCATGAGCGCGTCGCGATCGATCGGCGCGGTGACCAGCGGTTGCCAGTCGCAAAATCCGCCGACGTGGTCCTCCGGCACGCTGTCGATCTCGTAGATGCCGTCTTTGTCGGCGAGACAGTCGGGGCACGGGTTCGCGCCCAGCAGCCGCCGCACCTTCGGCACGCCCGCGTCGGTGTAGCGGGCGATCATGCCGGTGCGCTGGATGCGGCTCGTCTCCGTCCGGGCGATTCTCTCCAGCTTCCACCGCTCGCCATCGAGGACTTTGCCGAGACTCCGCACGACATCGTCGTGGCCGAGCCCCTCGCGGACGCCGTTGGCGAGCGCGTCGGCGATCTTGGTTCGCATGTCGGCGCTGTGGTCCTCGAGCCACGGCACCCACTTCCCGCCGATGGTCGTGCCGCCGCGCTCGAGTTCGCCCGTGTAATCGGTGAGGTAGGCGAGCGCTTCCTTTGCGACCTCGCCGAACGTGAGCTTGAATCCGCCGGCGGTCTTGGGCGGGTCGAAGTCGTAGTCCTTCACGCGCTTCCGGGCGTTCGTGATGCCGCGGGCCGCACGGTGCATCCGCCGCTGGCCGATGAGGTCGCCGACGAGGTAGGCCCGCTCGGCGTTCTCGACGAGCGCGGCGACGATGCCGGCGCGGTAGGCGGCGATCAGGCGGTCGAGGTCGGCGGGCATGGGTTACTTCGCCTCCCACTCGCCGCAGAAGTCCTCGCCCGACAGGAACGGCCACGCTTCCGGTTTGGCGATCCCCTCGCCGATGAACGCCGGTGCGTGCCGGTGACAGAACCCGCCGAACACCGCGCCGGCCACGAAGAACCGGCAGTTCTGACAGATGTGGGTGGGGGGCTTCGGTACCGGAGGGCGCGATGCTTCCCGGATCACGGCGGCCCGCTCGCCGTTCCGATACCCATTCCGGTATGCATCGGCGATTGCCTCCGAGGGCTCCTGCTTTGTCACCGGGAACGCGGCCCGATAAAAGCAGTTCAGATGGTAGCAGTGGACACAGTCGCGCGTCTCGCCCATCCAACACTCCCGAAACCGATCCTGCATCAGTCGCCCTCCACGAGCCCCGCCACGCTCTTCTTGAGCCGGTTCAGTTCCATGTCCATGCGGGAGAGCGTCCGGCCCACGTTCGCCCTGTGGTAGTCCTCAGCGTCGGCCTCTGTAGCGTGCGTGATGGTCGCGAAGCCGAGACCGGGCGGGGCGGCCGTGCTGCCGTGCTCCGCCCACCATGCCGCGTGCTCTTCGATCTCCTCGCGCGAATACCCGTCTTCGCCGAGCAGTGCGAGATACCGGGCCGGGTCGGCCAGACCGGACGCGCGGAGCTCGGCGGCGATCTTCAGGTTGAGTTCCGCTCTGTCGACGGCCGGACTCGGGATGTGGACGCGGACCGTGTAGTCGCTCCACCCGTTCAGGTCGCACCAGGGTTGCAGGAGCGCCTCGGCGTTGCTCTCCATCTTCCGGTGGATGCCGGCGCAGAACGAGTAGAGGAGGTCGAGTTCGGGCGCGGCGGACCCGCCGATGAGCGTGCCGTCTTTGCCGATCAGTTTCGCGGGGCTGAAGAAGTCGACGACCATCCCGGCGAGCCGCTCGATCGTCTCCTGTGCGACCGTGCCCTCTTTGACCGGCAGTTCGACGAGTTCCATGTTCGGCCGAAGCAGGAACCCGGTATCCTTGCCCCAGTTGCGGAGGAGGTTCTGCGCGTACGCGACATCCTCGTCCGTCCACTTCTCCATGCGGATGAACATGATCGGCGCGCCGATCCGGTTCAGCTGCTGCATCTGCGCCGTCCAGGCGAAGTCGAGCATCCGCACGACGGACACGACGGGGCGGATCATCGGCCTGCCCGCGAGGTCGGGGACGGTCGGATCGCGGAACGCGGTGACGTTCTCGAGGCGCTGTGGGGCGTGCGTCGTCGCGTCGGTCGCGTAGTAGACGACCTCGCCGGCCTCGTTCAGGGTGATGCCCTTCAGGATCTCGGAGTACGTGTAGAGGCTCGCGCCGAACGGGGCTTTCGCGAACAGTTCGGGCGGCAGCCGGCGGAGCTTCTTCAGGGTCCAGACCTGCCCGTCCTTGCCCCACACGTCGTTGAAGAGCGCGATCCCCCAGTCATACCAGTCGGGTAGGACCATGCAGAGTTTCGACCAGAGGTCCACCTCGGGCCGGTCCACCATGCGCTGCAGGGCGGTGGTCTTCTCCTCATCGGGGTTCAGGTCGCGGTCGAGGACCTCGAGCGTGTACCGCTCCCGGTAGACGAGGTTCGCGAGCGCCTGTCGGACGCCGGCCCAATAGTAGTTCTCACGCAGCTTCAGGATCTCGTCGGCGTCCAGCGTCGGCTTCTCCTGCCAGGTCAGGCCGGATGCGGCGACCCAGATCGGTCCCTGTTCGAGGGTTTTGTCGGTTTTCTTCGGTGCCATGTCAGAGCCTCGGGATTGTGGTCATGCGGCCGCCCATCGAGGGGATGGTGCGCGGGGTTCGGATCGCGGACAGCGGGATGGTCGCGCCGGGGGTCAACGAGTCGATCATCGTGAACGCGTACGCGGCCACGTCGACCATGTCGTCATGAGCGGCGCCGGGGAACCCGACGAGCTCGGTCTCGTAGTCGGCGAGCCACGCGGCCCCAGCCCGGTGATAGACACAGCCGGCCTCGTACCGGGCGGCCATCGGCAGGGCACGGGTCCACTTGTCCGCGTCGGCCTTCAGCTCGACCACGGGAAGACCGTCGCGCTTGAGCTGCTGGAAGAGCGTGAGCCCGATCCCCTTCGGCTCGATCCCCTGTTCGGCCGGGTGCCATCGGTCGTACGCGCCCCGCACAAGCGCCGGCTGGTCCGGCCCCTCGAGGCGGGTATGGATCATGTCGAGGAGGAGGAGGTCGCGGGTCGGGGTGAGGGCCCACGTCCCGAGCGCGAAGAAGTCGGCGCTGGTCCGGGTCGAGCCGGCGGGATCGCAGGTCTGGAAGACGATGCACTCCCGTACGGGGACGTGCTGATCGCCGTCGTGTCGATGCAGGGTGTAGGTGCTCGCCGCCTCGTCGAAGTACCGGAAGGACTGCCGCTTGAACAGTCCGCCGCCCGCCGGCTCGGGGTGCTGCTGGTAGAGGGCCGCCCACGGGTACGGGCCGAGCGTGACCCGCATCTCGGCCAGCCTGCCGGCGCCGAACTTCGTCGGCCAGAGCGGTTCGCCGGGCGCGCGCGGGTCGTTCGGGGTGCCGGGCTCGGCGATGGCGGGGAAGGTGATCGTCTCCCACGGCTCGGACCCCTCGCGCTCGGCGGAGCGGATGAGCCGGCCCGCGAGGTCGTCCTCGTGCCATCGTGTCATGGTAACCAGCACGCGCGAGTCCTCGCGGTCGAGGCGGGTGTAAAAGGTGGTCGTGTACCACTCCCACACCTTCTCCCGGTACGTCGGGCTCGCCGCCTCCTCCTGGTTCTTCACGGGGTCGTCGATGATGCCGAAGTCGGCGCCCATGCCCGTGATGCCGCCACCGACGCCGGCCGACCGATACCCGCCCGTGTGGCCGACGATCTCGAAGATATCGGAGTTGCGGAGATAGCTCCCCTGTGCCATCGTGCGGACGTTCGATCCCGAGAGCGCGGTGTTCGGGAAGAGGGCCGCATACTCGCGGCTATCGAGGACGCGCTGAACGTCCCGGTTCATCCGGCTTGCGAGGTCGGCCGCGTACGAGCAGGCGATGATGTTCGCGCCGGGGTTCCGCCCGAGGATGAACGCCGGGAGCCGCCGGGAGACGAGTTCGGACTTCCCGTGTCGCGGAGGCATCGAGACGATGAGCCGCCGGCAGTCGCCCGAGACGAAGCGGTCGAGCGCCCCGCAGAGGGCCCGGTGGTGCCAGTTGACTTCATAATCCGGCTTCGTGAACGTCGTGAAGTCGAGCAGGTGCTCGCGGGCCCGTGTCCGGTGCTCCAGGTGCGACGCGGCACCGTCAATCCGTGTGGCGAGCTGCATCGATGGCGGTGGCGAGTTCTTCGTCGGAGAGGTCGTAGAGCGAGACGACGCGCAGGGTTCCCGAGTGGTCGACCTTCGCGGCCGCGTATAGCCCGTGGCGCTTGTTGGCCTCCGTGTTCACGGCGTGAAACGTCTTCACGTCGTCAACCGCAAGCGCCCGCTGCCGCGCGTAGTCGTCTCTCGCGTCCGCCATCGCGGCGAGGGAGTCGGCCTCGTCGGCGTACCGGGCGATGAGTTCGGCCCTGGCGTCGATCATGTACCCGTCGACGGTCCGGGGGGTCACGCCCCACCCGAGCACCTCGTTCCCGTGCTTCAGGATCGCGTGGCGGTCGACGCCCCGGAGCATGAACTTGAGAACCTCGAGCACACGGGCCGCCCGCTCGGCGGAGTTCGTCTGCATCTCCCCCGTGGTGCCGCCCTTCGGCGGGCGGAAGACGGTGCCCGCCTCACGCAGGAGCCGCCGGGCCTTTGTCGTGCCGACGCCGACCTGTTCCCCAACCGTCTTGATGCTCGCGCCGGCCTCGTAGGCAGCCCGCATGGCGGCGGGGTCGGGGTCAGACGAACCGGGCATCCGTGTCCGTCGCCTCGTGCGGGTAGTCGGTGCGGAGTTCGCGGGCCCGCGTCTCGGCGATCAGCTCGTCCAGCTTGCTCTCGATCCTGAGCTGTCCGAGCGCGAGCCGTGACAGGGCCGTCTTGACTTCGGCGTCCCGGCGGTTCTCGGCCTCCGCGATCGCGTCGAACTCGGCGCGGGCCGGGGGCGGGTAGACGAGCGGGCGAACCTGCCGCTCTGCGTGGAGGGATGTCATCGTCGTGTCTCCTGTACGAATCCGACTTGATACGCCCACGCGGCCGGCGTGAGCTGCGTCTCGAGGAGCGGCGGCCGGATCATCGTGCCCGGGTACTCCACGCCGTTGATGTTCAGGATCAGGTGCTGCCCCGTGAGGGCCGCGAGCGCCTCGATCTCGGCGCGGTCGTCGGCGAGGGCGTTGATCGTCCACGTCCGCCGCGAGACGGGCGAGCCCTGGAGCCCGACGCGGCCGTTGTGGAGGTCGGTCGCGTTCGCGATCGGGTCGTGGTCGAGCGGGCCGAGGTCGGCCTCGGAGAGCCGGGCCCCGCCGAACGTGATGCCGGGCCGCACCGTGATCGTCTGCGCGACCGTGTTCCCGCCGGCCGTGAGGGTCACGATGTACGGGCCGGCCGCCGGGTAGACGTGGGCCGGGTGCTGTGCGGTCGAGCCGTCGCCGTCGCCGAAGTCCCACGACCAGGTGCTTGGGCCGTACGATCGGTCCGTGAACGCGACGGTCTCGCCTGTGACAGGGCCGTCCGTCGCGACCGTGAACGGCTCCAGGTAATAGGTGATCACGGTGCCGGACGTCGAGCCGGCCTCTTCGAGCGCCCCTGTGCTGTCCCGGACGCGGAGGTCGGCGATCTGCGCTCCGGTCACATTTCGCAGGTACAGGTATCGGCTCGGGGCGAGGGCGCCCGCCACGGTGCACTGGTTCAGAGTGACGTTCGACAGTGGGTAGTCGGCCGCGGCGCCATAGGCCACGATCCCGTCGGCGACATTGTCGATCGCCTCGCAGCGCGTCAGGAGGTGGGGCTCGACATTCAGCGCCGGCGCGTACGTGCCCTTGCACCAGATGCCGACGATGTTCTCCGTCGCGACACAGTCGGTCAGCGCCCAATCGGGCATCGTGGCAAAGCCGCACCCGGTCGCGCCGACCTTCGTCCGGCCGTTGCGGGTCGACGTGCAGCGGAGCATAGTACAGGTGACCGACGTCGACGTCCCCTCACAGTAGTACCCCGATTCCCAGCAGCCTTCTGCGTGGCAGTCGACGAGGGCCAGGTTCTCCACGACGAACGTCCGGGCCGTCGACTCCTGGAGGCAGAACCCGGTGATCCAGTCCTTCGACGAGATGGGGCTGATCGCGTCGTACGACGCCCCGCAGTTGATCGCGGTGCAGCCGGTGAACGTGACGTTCTCGACGAGCGTGTCGGCCGGCATCCCTCCGCCGCCCGGCCCGCCGATGAACCATCCCGTCGCCGACGTATCGATCGCGTGACAGTCGGTGAACGTGACGTTCTCGACGAGCCCCGTGGAAGGGCGGATGCGGAACGCGGCGGGGCCGTAGATCGTCTGTCGGGAGGTGACTCCCGAAATGTCGATATCGCTCGCCTCGATGTAGACGGTGATCGATCCCGCGAGCCCCATGTCTGCGAGGGAGCTCCCCGCCGCCGGGGAAATCACGTATGCCGCGTTGACGGGGAACTGCAAGACGGTGCCCGCGGCCCCGGCGAGCGTGACGCCAATCGGGACTGCGATGCTTGCGGCGCAGGTGAACGTGCCGGCCGAGAGCTGGACCGTGTCGCCGGGGGATGATGCCACGAGGGCCGCGAGGATCTCGACCTGGTCGGCCGTGCCGTCGCAGGTGTAGTCGTACACACCGCCGGCCCCGGCGGCGCCGACGGTGAGCACGCTCACGCGAGGGTCACCCCGCGCGGCGCCAGCAGGTTTTTGAGGTAGACGTAATTGTGGTAGATCTGCGCGGCCGTGAGCGCGGTCGCATACACCGCGGCGGCGTGGTAGCCGCCGGCGTAGAAATAGATCGCCCCGTTGTTCGACGCGCCCAGGGTGAACGCCACCGCGGCCGTGTCGGCCTCGGTTGATACGGATGCCGATGCGGCCTGAAGGGTCGCGCCGACATACAAGTTCAGCGTATTCCCCGCGCGGGTAAAGGTCACCATCTGCGGCGTGGCGAGGGCGTAATTAGCATCGGACGAAATAGTGATTGCCGCGTCCGACCCGCGATAGAGGGCGCGGAACTTGTTGGCGTATAGGTTCAGGTCGAACCGATTGGTAGTTGTGGTTACCTTGCCGATGAGCGCCTGCGGCATCGCGGGCGATTCGGTGGCGGGCGACACGACGGCGATCAGGGTGAAGTCGGCGTTCCCGACATTCAGCCCGGCAGCCGTACCCATCGTGACATAGTTGTCCGCGCCGTCAAACGTCAGCCCGGTTGCCCCCCAAGCGGGATCGTTCGTGTCAGCCCCGGCCGCGCTGCCGAGCTGACCGTGAAGGCTGTTACCGCTGTAATCGGTGAGCACCTGCCCGGTGCCCTCATCGAAGCGCCAGAATGCCGCGTACCCAGGGATCAGGACGTCGGGGTCGACGCACTTCGTCGCGCGCCGGGCGATTGGCATGGAGACGGTCATGAGCGACGACAACCCGAACGGAATCATACGAGCTGCACGGCGACGTCTGCCGTTGCGCCGCTGGTGATCGTCTTCACGGCCACGACGAGGGCCTCAGCGCCGCCAACGTCGATCGTGAACGTCTCGCTTCGGACGCCGGCCGTGACGATGCCGGGTGAGCCGGGGGCCCAACTGTCGCCGGTCTTGACGAACGGGACGACCGTCAGCGCCGGCATGGCCGTCAGGGCCACGGGGTTGACGATGGCCCTCACGTATGCCGTCTGCCGGCCCGTGCAGTCGATTGAACCAGATGTGCCGGTGCCGACGACGGCGACCTTGCCCGGCGCGATGGCGGTGCTGGTCGCGTATAGCGCGGCGGCCGTGTCCGCGCCCGTGCCGACGAGCTTCAGGGTGACGGTCCCGCCGGCCTGCCCGGCATACGGGGCGCCGACGGTCGAGACGGCCGTGACGGTGCACCCGGCGGCGCGCTGCGCTTCGGTGATCTCGGCGAGCCGCTTGGGGGCCGCATCGGTCGAGAAGAAGATCACGTACGACTCGGCGCCGACCACCTGGGGGATGGTCAGCAGGACGCACTTATTCTCGGTCGGGGTGATCGCGACGATGTCGCTTCGCACGCTGTAGCCGTAGCAGGTGCCGACGCACACGGCGATCTTGTGCTCCGCCGCGGCCATGACGCCCACGTGAGCGTCGTCTTTGGCGGCCGTGACGGTCGGGGCGGCGATGAGGTCGCCGGCGGCCGTGGCTCCCGTGCGGTGGAGGATGACGGGGTCGCGCTCGACAACGGTGAGCACGGTGCGGTAGGCGGCGAGACGGTTTACGGACGGCATGATCAGTCAGACAGGCCGACGATGACCGTCGTCGGGGCCGGGAATCTTCGTGCGGGCTGCTCGAACTCGGGCCCGTACCGGCCCTTCTCGGCCTCGGACCGCGCGATGTTGCCGCGGTCCCACGCGGCGGACGGGTCGGCGGGCATCACTTCGGCCTCGCGATCTCGATGCCGGCGGCTTCGACGGATTCGAAGAACGCGATGCCGGCTTCGGTGAACGCCTCCTTTTCGGTGACGGTCCAGCCGTCCGGCCGCATGGTGTAGTAGTGGGACGCGAGGAGAGCGAACGACTGCACGCACGCGATGAGCGCACGGCCCCGACGGGATGCGATGTACCCGCCGGCCAGGCCCAGAACGGCGATGACGCCGCCCAGGATGGGCACCAGATCGGACATTACAATGGTTGGAAATGAGGTGTACTTAAACTTGATGTAAAAGAGAGAGCGTTAGCTAGTCGCCCCGGTTGGCGGTGACGGTGCACCACGCGCGAAAGTCCTCGAGCGTCGCCGCGAGGATGCGGCTCGTTCGTGTCTTCCTCGTGCAGTTGGCGCGCATCCCGTAAAAATGCAGCGCGACCGTCGTGGGGTCGCAGGTGAAGAGCCCGACGTCGTTGTACCGGGCATGGACGGCCGCGAGTACCTCGACGCGGCGGAGGATGGTTCTGGGTGCGGGGCGGGGGTTGCGGTCGGTGCGGGTGAGCTCGCGCGCACCCCACCGGCGGATCAGGTCGTCGACCGGCTGCGGCGGGCGGGTGGCTCCCGCCGCGAGGGTCACTCGACCACCTGCTGGTAGATGGCGAGGTAGGCGGCCCGTGCTTCCGGGGGGAGGATCTTGGCGATGTTGCTCCACCCCTCGATGGTGACGCCGTCCTCTGTGATCACGTACGGGACGTCGACGCCGTGCCCGCAGCACGCGGCGATGATGCCGGGGATCCGGGCGAGACAGGGATCGGTCCCGTCCGGGTTCGGGAGCCGGCCGCATTTCGGGCAGGGGCGCGCGTCCCCTTCGCCGACGTCCTCGCCGGTGTCGGCGTACACCCACTTCGCCTGGTGGCCGAAGACATGCGGGCCGCGGATGCGGCAGATGCTGTCCTCGTCATCGTCGCGGGGAAAGAGGGTCATCCCCGCCCCCCGACGATCCGATCGAGCCACGGCACGACACGGTCGGCGAGCCGGCTCAGCCCGGCACAGGCGGCGCTGGTGAGGGCGAGGGCGCCGACGAACGCGAGAGGAGAGATCATCGCCACGCCTCCGGGTGCCGCAGCTCGTGGAGGTATGACGCAAGCACGATGAGCGCGATCGCGAGCCCGACAGCGTAGATCGGCAGGGCCCCCGGAGCGTTCAGGGTCACGGGTTGGACCGTGATCGGCGTCGGGAGCGGATGGAGGATCATTCGTCCACCTTCCTCTTCGGCGGGCGGCTCGGGGCGCGGATACACGCATGACGCCGCTCCTGCTCGTCTATGGCAACTTGAACGGCCCAGTGGATGCGGGAGTCAAGCGATGACTGGATCGCCGTGTAGACGGTCCCCGCGAGAACGGAGAGGACGCCGCCAACAATGATGCAGCAGATCACGTCGATCGGGTTCATTCGACCACCCGTCGCCAGATCGTGCCGTGGGGGAACTCCGCCGCCGCGTCGGGGTGCATGAAGCCGCCGACCTGCATCAGTACCCGGCCGTCGGTCATGACGTTCTTCAGGGCGCCGTCTTCGCTGAGGATGAACGGCTCCGGCTTCGGGGGCAGGATGATCGGCGGGACTTCGACCTCCGGCTCGGGTTCGGGGGTGCCACCGACGACGAGCGGCACGAGGTTCATCTTCCCGGTGACGTGGCTCCGCTCCCACGTCTCAATGGTCAGGGGTGCGACCGACCGGATCGTGATGTTTGTCCCATCAAGGGTGTAGCCGTACTTGTCGTACTTCGGCCCCTGGTCGCCCGCACCGGTGCCGTTGTGGTTCGGGCAGTCGATGTAGTCGGCCCGCAGCGCCCGGCCGAAGGTGACGGCGGGCCCGGCCTTCGGTGGATCGATGACGGTCAGGTCGAGACTGCCGCCGCCGCTGCCGGCCTGCCCGACGAACGCGCGGACCTTCGCCGCTTTGCTCGTGAACTGGACCTTGGCCCCGTGCGCGGCATAGTTCAGGATCATCCCGTAGGCGCTGCCCTCGTCGATGCACCGCTCGACGACGACCTTGTTCGCCTCGGTGTTGATGAGCGCGATCCCGGCGTGCCGGCAGTTCTCGCTCGTGCAGTCGACGATCTTCGCGTGCGGGGTGTAGAACCCGTGCCAGAACTTCTCCACGCTGCCGCTGTTGCACCTCCGGCCCGCGGCGTAGGCGTGGCACCGCTCGAAGAGCACATCGGTGATGTTCATGCGGTGGCCGGACCACGAGCCGTCCATGTGGAAACAGTCCTGGATCGGGTCGTGTGCGGTGCAGTCGCGGACGGTCATCCGCGTGATGTCGCCGGCGTCGGGGGTGTTGTAGCAGCAGGCCCAGTTGTGGAGGTCGAACGCGCCCGCCGCACCGTCGCGGGGCTTGCGGTCGTGCTTGCCGCACCGGAGCGCGACGCACGAATCGATGAGGATGTCGCGGAACTCCCCGCCCTCGCTCCCGCCTTCGAGGTTCAGGCAGAACCCGTGATGGTAGGTGTCCTCGGCTGTGCAGCCGATGTAGTTGATCTTCTCGAGGCGCTTGGTGGTCGAGAGCGGCAGCCACGTCATGAACGCGCCCGTCGCCGAGCTGCCGATGGCCCCGTGGTCGAGGATGGCCTTACCGTCAAGGGAGTGGCTGACAGTGACGTGGTCCGCCGTGTACTTGCTCGCGTAGTTGTAGAGCGTGACGTAGCCCCGCGCGTCGAAGTTGCGGAGGACGGCTCCCGGTTCGCGCGAGACGATCCGCATCGGGTTCGGTGCGATCAGGTGCGCGCCGTGGCCGTCCAGGGTCGAGCCCTCGCCGACCTGCTGGAGCCCTGACGGCAGTTTGTACGTCTCGCCGCCGACGAGGTCGACCGTCGTCCCGTCGCGCTTGAGTTCGGCGAAGGCGGCGGTGATGTCGGAGGGTTTGAAGGTCATGTCCACCCCATGAGGAGCGGCACGGTGCCGGCGAGATACAGCAGGGCGAGACAGATGACGGCCAGCAGGACGTACCGCTCGGCCGTGGTGATGGTTGTGTTAACTTGTGTCATGAGTTAAACTCCTAATGTGTTAACGGTGTTAACAGATCACGATTTTGTACGGGGCGGGAGCGGCCGAACTCGGCCTTCATGCTCGCAGCCCCCAGGCATCTTCGAGGGCCGTGGTGAGCGTGGCCAGCCCATCCAGGTATGCCGCCTCGGCCGGGAGCATGTTCGGCGGTCGGCCGCGGCCGATGGATGAGGCGATTTTCTGGCGGCGGAAGTTGGCTAGGGTGCCGAACATATCGGTGAGGGCGTCGAGCTCGTCCATCACAAGATGGTTGCCGAGCCGGACCTGTCCGGCGAGTTCGTCCATTCGTGCGGTGGCGTCGGTGATGATCGCCGGGTCGAGCCGGAGCAGGCCGGCCGCGTCGCGCTCGGCTGAGAGCGAGAGCATGAGGGTATCCAAGATTTCAGACATGGTTCTCTCCAGATGCCCGGTAGACAATGCCGGGTTCGGCGACGTCCTTCATGATCGCCGTCCGAAAGGTCTTCGCGCGTTCCTCTCCCCAGTAGAGCAGTTCGCTCTGGTAGTACTCCTTGAACCGGGCGGCGATCTCGTCGTCGGGAGGGAGCCGGCCGTACTTCTCGAAGAGCCACATTTTGGCCTCCTCGATGATCGGCTCCAGGGTTCGCTTCTTGATGCCGTACCGGCTGATGATGGGGGAGAACCGGGCCTTCACCAGCTCCTCCCAACAATCGTGAATGATCCGCTCTTCGTTCCGGGCGAGTTCGATCCGTTCGCGGACCAGGGCGATCTTCTGACGGGCTTCGATGGGGAGGGTCTCGGGATCGGCGGTGCCCGTGACGTACGCTTCGAGGGCCATCGAGCAGACTTCGCTTATGATCCCGTGGCCGCCGATCATCTTCGCCGCCTCCGTCAGACCGTCTCGGAACCTAACCGTTGACGGGTCCATACCGGCCTCCGGTCAAAAGCATAAACATATTTGACTTCAGTTTTCGATCCGTCCGGGGCGACCCGCTCCGCCCACCATGCCCCGACACTCGTAAGAAGTTATATATACGATTAATGAAATAACTAAACAACATCCCTCCTCCAGAAACCTCTCTCTCTTTATAACCTCCCTCTCGACACGACACCGCACTCTCGGGGGCGGCAGAAAAACCAAAGTGAAATATGTTTATTTTTTTGAGAAAAGTTGAAACGGTTATGGCCGTTGACTGGTTTTCCAAAAGCATATTTGAGTGAAATATGTTTATGCTTTTGAGAAGGGGGGCAAATGTCATACCGACAACTTCCCCCGGAAGAAGTCCAGCAGCCCGCCCCGGCGCTCGCCTCCCACCTCCGACACCTCGGCCGGCGTGTCCTTCGCTGCCAGGAGCGCCCGTAGTTCAGCGACGTGTTGCACCGCCTCGGCGGCCAGCGCCCGCTCGGCGTTGGCGCGGACCTGTTCGGCTTTTGCGATCCGCTGGTACTCGCGCGCATCCTTCTCAGATACCCTCAGGGCCCGCGTTGCCTCTGCGACCTGCCCCGCGAGCGCGTCCCGCTCGGCGATGAGTGCATCGTTGGCCGACTCTGCACCCATCCGGGCTTCCCACGCGGATTCCGCGGATGCTTTCTGCCGGTCGCGCTCGTCCTCTGCCATCTGTCGCGCCGCGTCGGCGTATTCCCAACGACCCACAACATCGAGAAGGAGTCGGGAAGGATCGCGGCCCCCGCACGCGGCACAATCTCGAGAACAATGGGAGGCGTTCACGAGTCCGTTTTCTTCGGCCCAACACGGGGTGGGGGGCGGCATCAGGGCCACCTGGCCAATCGGGGTGGATTTGACGATGCGATCCACGAGCCCGGGGTCATCCTGATCCCGAATCCATGCGACCACTTCGGGGTGAACCCGCCTCTTCTCCTCGAGGAATCGATCAACGATCTCGGCAGACGACATCGACGGTACTGGGGCCACGGGGTCGGCGATGTCGATCCGGTCCGCCTTCAACCGCTCGACCTCGGCGCCGGAGATCTCCCATACCGGGGATCCCGTGGCCCCACGGATCTTCTTCCCCTTCGCGCCCCCGTTCCTGAGCATGGCGCACATCGCCTGATAGTCGATGCCCACGGCCTCCGCCGCTTGGCGTGCGTTGTACGTCCTCGCCTCGGTCGCGAGCAGCTCCGCTTGTGCCGCGCCGGGGCGACCGTTCATCCTTGCTTCGATCGCGTCCTTCGGGAAGTATGTCCGCGAACCGATCCGCAGCGATTCGATCGTGCCGGCCCGCGCCCACGATCGGGGGGTGTCCTCGTGGACCTTGAGCATTTTCGCGGCCCTCGTCGCTGAGACATAGCCCTTCGGCGCCCCTGCCGATCGTTTCGGTTCATGCTCGCGGGGGGTGTTCTTCGCTGTCGGCTTCGCTTCGTTTGCGAGGATCTTATCGATGTCCCCCGCATTGACTTTGAGAAATCCGTTCATCCCTTGCACCCGGATAGTCCCCTGCCCCATCCAATCGGCCATCTTCTCTTTTGAGACGCCGAACATTTCGACGGCTTCCTTAACCGTCACCCATTCTGGTTCGTTCATGCTGTTACCTCGTGTGTGGTCATCAGTCGCCGTCGTGGTTGGTGTGTAATTCTTACGTAATATTTACGCACGTAACCTATAAGTAAGTTACGTAACATATACGTATCAATGAAGGTCGCCGAGTTCAGGGTCAAGGGGTACGACTCCCTCACCCGAGAGGTCAAAGGCAAAGATCGGCCATCTGCCGTGATCCATGTCCCGAAAGCATGGGCGGGGGCAACGGTCATGATCATTATGACAGAGCCCCCTTCCGATGCCCCGACATCCTAACCACGCCTATTCCCGCGCCGGCCGATTGGTCCTTTGGTATGGGCTCGGCATCGACCCGGAACCGCTTTCCCCCGAAGCCGAAAGGCGCCTCGTCTCCTTTGACGAGCTCTGCCGCGAGCTGGGGCTCTGATTCCGCCGAGCAGTTCATTCTATCAACCTCTCGTCTCTTCGCCATGCCCCCTCCATCGTCCGAGTAACAACCCGGTACTTCGGCCGTGCCGGCCCTTTCTGCGTGTCTTCCGTTGCCGTCGCTTCCTTCAGGTCGCCGTTCATCAGGTCGACCACCGTCTCGTAGGGGAACAAAAAACGCCGGCCGTCGTCCGTCTCCCAGTAGATCGTTTCGTCGTCGCGCCGGCCCATGCAGCCCGACGGCGGCCACTCGTCCGCGCCGCGCGTCGTGACGATCGACCAGCACTCGACCGCGCGCCAAACGTCCATCGTCCAGGCGTGCAGCTCGAGCCCGCCGGCGTCCAAAAAGAGCGCCGAGTGGTATGTCCAGAGCCGGGCCATTCATGCCCGCCTCCGCCCCGGCATCGACGGCACGCCCGCCGCCTTCAGGATCCGCCGGATCATCTTCGGCCGGCACTCGAACCGGGCCGTGAGCTCGGCGTAGGACGCGCCGGCCTCCCGGGCCCGGACGATCGCGCCCGTGTCGAGGACGGTGCAGGTCACGTCCATTCGACCCACGCCCCTTTCTTTTTCGACACCAGGACGAGCCGGTCGAACGGATGGACGTACCCAAACATCTTCTGTTTGAGCCGGAACTCCGGCGTCTTCACGCCCTTTACGTCGACCACCTTTTCGGTCCCGTCCGGGTACCTCACGAGGAAGTCCGCCACGTAATGAATCGGCCGCACCTTCCGCCCGTCGATGTCCACGTATGCCGGCTGCAGCTCGTACTTGGGCTGCAGGGTGAACGACTCGACCTCGCCGGCCCGCTTGAGCATCAGCAAATACTGATAGTATTCACTCTCGGCTTTGGAGGCGAATTTGATGTCATCGACTGCCGTCGGCTTCGCGTGGTACTTGTGCGCCGACTGCCGGAGCAGGTTCGGCATCCGGTACGCGGCCGTGCTCATGGCGACCACCCGACGGCGCCGAGTTCGTCCCACGCGATGTTGCGGAAGAGGTCATAGTTCGTCGCCGTCTCGCCCCACGAGAAGACGATGATCGGCACGTCCATCGCGCCGCTCTCCTCGAGGCCGGTATAGATGGCGGTGAGCATGTCGGCACACGCCCGCCACGCACCCCACGGGCCGAAGTCGACGGGGCAGTCTTCCGGGCACCGGCGCCGGCGGGCGGACATGCCGAACTCGATCCAGCCCATGCACCAGTACCGGCCGTCGAGGAGCGAGGGGATCCCGCTCCCGATCGGCTCGTCGAACGAGTACGGGCAGATCATGACAGCCCCCCGACGGCGTTAAGACGGCATCTCGCAACAATCTTGCTTGCCGAAAGAGCCACGTGGAGGTTGAAGTCCTCGCGGGGCAGTCGCTCGAATACCGCGACCTGCACACAATAGAGTACCTGCATCTCTGACAGCACCGCCCGCCACGCCTCGCCCCGTCCGATCTCGTCCAGGTTGCACACGCAGACGGGATACTGCCGCGGCCCGCAGTGCCGGCCGTCCGGTTCGCCGAGGGCGCACGGGTGCCGGCCGGCGACGTAAAAGGGGCAGGTCGCTTCGCTCCATGTCGCCGCGTTCCGCGGCTCCAGGTCCGTCATGGCGCCACCTCGGACACGAACTTTCTCACGGCGGCCTCGCCCCGGAGGTGTTGCCCGTCCTGTGTGAGGATGTATGGCTCCTTGACGCCGTGACCGCAGCAGGCGTACTGCACTCCAGGGAGGAGTCCGAGACAGGGATCGGTGCCGTCGGGGTTCGGGAGCTTGCCGCACTTCGGACAGGGCCGTACCGTTGTGTGCACGTCCTCGCCAGTGTCCGCGAACACATATTTGGGAACGAAGTCCGGAGTCCAGTCGGTCGGATATATCGGATTGGCGCACTCGTAGGGGCGTCCAAACGAATAGCAGGTCATAGGCACCCCGGGGCGACCATCTGATGCCCGCACTTGTGGCAAAAAATGGTCTTGACAATGCAGGTTGTCGTGGGGGATCCCGATTGGCGATAGGTGGCCCCACATTTGAGGCACACATACTCGATGCTGTAACAGTCAGTCACGCCGCCGCCCCCCGAAACTCCTCGTATGCCCGGAACGCCGTCCGCACCACGCAGTACGAGTTGGCGGTGCGGTGCGAGAGCCGTTCGCCGACCTCATCCGGCGACGTGACGCCGGCAGCGAGCGCGACGTTGACCTTCTGCGCGAACCCTTTGACCGTCGCGTCGGCATACCCTCGGCGGCGCAGGTAGTCGCAGAACGCGGCACGCTCGTCGGCTGCGAGGCAGGTCATGTCGCCGCCTCGGTATAGTCCGCATAGAGCCGGAGCGCGCTCCGAAGGTTCGTCCGGTACTTCCGGGACGCCGAGCGGTGTATGAAAACCTCGTCGACATCGTCGGGGCTGGTGACCCCAGCGCGGTAGCACGCCCGAACCTGTTTCACCCTCAGGGCCCGGGTGATCGGCGAATAGGGGCGCGTCTCGAGCCACGCCGCGAACCCGTCGGCATCGATCATGCCTTCCTCCGCCGCAGATCGTAATACATTGACCTCGCCGCGTGCTGCCCTCGCTTCGAGTGCGGGAACGCATCGTGGTAGGCGCGGTGTGCGTCCGTGTAGGATGTCGCCGCGAGGATGACGGCCTTCTCTTCGTCCGTCCACGGCACATACGTCGACGGGACTTTCGTGTGCTTGCCCCGGACAAACGAGCCGCCCGCCGAGTAGACAGGCATCCCGTGGCGTGCGAGGACGCCGGCGACCGCCTGCCGCCCCCACCCGCACCGATCCGCGATCTTCGGGATGCTGAGCCCCGCGGCCGAGTCGGCCAGGATCGACGCTTCCACGTCGGCCCACCCTGTCGAGAGGGCGCCGGTCATGGGAACCACCGCAACCGGAGCCAATACAAGAGGTCTTCGATCTCGGACAGGATCGCGAGCGCGCACCAGATCGACGCCAACACGAGGAGGACGATCAGCAGCGTCCAAAGGAGGGCGTGTAGGGCCATCACGCCCGCACCTCGCGCAACTCCACCGGAAACACATCCAGCCCGGCGAACAGCCGCCACAGGGGCGAGACGGGCGCCTCGAAGACGCCGTGCGACTCATCCGGGCCCGGCCTGAACCGGACCAGGTCGCCGTCCATCGCGTACGCGAGCCCGCCGGGGATGCCGTTGCCGGCCTCGTCTGCCACGAGCAGCTCCGCGAACTGCCGGCCGCGCAGGAGCACCCGCGCCGCGCCGGGGCCGATGCCGTACGGCGAGCCGTGGAGCCCGTCGACGAGGAGCCCGGGGCCGTCGCGCGAGACGGTCGGGGTCATTCGTCCACCCGCAGGAGCCACCGGGCAACCGCTGTATTGTCGTATGGGCACATTTCCGGGGAAGTGTCCTCGTTCTCCACGATCAGCACACACGGGCCGAACCCCTGCTCCCCACAGTCGCGGCAGGTGTAGACCTTCATTCGTGGCCCCCACAGGTGCACGGCTTGCACCCGCCCGTGCAGACGCGCCCGTGGCCCCGGGCGGGGCAATCAAGCGAGCACTTGGAGCAGACGTCCACGGGGAGAATCCCGACGCAGACGATCCCACAGGGCGTCGTCGGGACGGTCATAGCAACCCCACGGCGGCGAACAGTTCCCCCGACACCCCGCAGTACCGGCAGGGGCCGGCGGCGCAATGGGCGTGTAGGAACTCTTGCATGGCGATCGTTTCGGGAACGGCCGCCGAGACCTGGGCGAGCACCGCCCGCCACGCGCCCCAATTCGGAAACACGGGGCAGTTCTCGTTCCAGTCGCACAGCACTGTAAAACCGTCCTCGTCGGCCGACATCCCCGGGGCGGCGCACTCGTAGCAGTCGCAACAATCGGGGGCGGCGCTCCGTTCGCAGAACGGGCAGCACTCGTCGAGGAGTTCTTCGGCCTCAATCACGGCGACCACCCATCCGGCGTGTCCATCCGCCGCACCATCTCGATCAGGTCGATACCGTCCTGGGCGCAGGACTTGAGGTCCTGGAGCCAGCCGTCGGGGTCGCCCCCGGTCTGGATCGCGAGCGTGCAGAGGGCGTGCGCCGCGCAGAAGGCGTCGGCGAGCCCGTCGAGGTCGGGAGTGGTCATGGCGATCCCTCGGCGATCTTCGCGATCGATTTTCGGAACTCGAGGAACGCCCGGGCGAGCGCGAGGTGGCCGTCGATGTGGTTGCCGTGCTGATGGAACCAGGTCGGGGCGAAGATGGGCGAGAACGCCTCTGTCCGCTCGATCTCGCGGACCAGGTCCTCGACGTCGGCGACCGAGACGATCTGTGCAATCTGCGCGATCGATGTGATCTGGTCCTTCGTCATCTCCAGGATCGTGGCGCGGGCGGAACTCACGGCGACCACCCCATCCGCGCGAGGTGTCCGAGCTTCGGCGGGAACAGCCGCAGGTGCACCGCCGCGAGCCCGACCAGGACGACCGACGCGCCGACGACGGACGAAAAGAGGGCGGCGATCATCCGCGCATCCTCCACCCGACGAGCAGCAGCCCGAGCACGCCGAAGACGATCACGGCCATCATCGCGGCCACGCCGGTTTCTCCGGGGCTCATGCGCGAACCTCGGGCCGGTGCTCGCAGTTCGCCGGGCACGGTCCTGCCGGGAGCAGGTCGAACGTCTTTCGGCAGATCGTCCCAATGCCGTTCGGCGTCGGGCAGCGGTTGGGGCAGTCGTCGCTCATGCCATCCTCGCGAAGAAATGGACGTTCAGGTTGTCGTACTGGGAGAGGTCGGGGTAGAACTTCTGGAGGGCCGCGGCGCAGTCGTCGATGCTGTCGAACCCCTCAGCCCGGTAGAATGACCGGGTGATGAAGGCAATGGGGAACGGCAGGACGGTGAGCAGCCGGAACCGAACACCACCGATCACGAAGAGGTCCCCCGGTGCGCCTTTCACGGTTCGCCGCGATGTGCAGCACTTCTGCCCGGCGATTATGGCGAACGCCATCTCCGGCGAAAAGGGGAGGTCGATGAGGCTCATGCGCGCCCCGGTTCGCCCGGCTGTGGGCCGTTCGCGTGCTCGAGACAGGCGCGGCAGATGGGCCGGCCGCAGAACAATTTGGACGTCTTCTCCTCGCTCGGCTCGAGCACCTTCCCGCAGTCCTCGCAGACGGCACCGGACGCGACCGGTGCGGCGACCTTCGCCGGCGGCTTCGGCACGGCTTTGACGGGGGCGGGCGCCGGCTCGGCGGGAGAGGGGACGTGCAGATCCTTCTCCGCCTTGCGCCAGCACGGGCCGCAGATCATCTGCCCGTCGCGCTCGCGGATCGGCAGGTCGGGGTAGTCGGCGTTTGACCGCCCGCAGACGTCGCACCGGAGGACGGGCCCGGCGTCGGCGTCGCGCGGCGCGGGCGTCGGGGGATTGAGTCGGATCGGCGCTTCGTTGATTGCCGAAGCCGCCGGCCGAGACGTGTCGGGGATCTCACGCGGGACGGCCGGGGCCGGGGCCGCAGCCCCGGACGTCAGCCACGCATTGAGAATCCCCCCCGTGTCGCGATCCGGCTTGAAGTACTGGCCGGAGAACAGCGAGGTGCGGTCCTTCGAGACAGAGGCGGTATGGTCGAGCCCCATGTCGAAGACGACGGTAAACTCGTAGTCCATGCCCTCGCGCTGAACCGGGGCCATGCCGACCTTGATCGGCGCCATCTTCCCCTTGCCGTTCTCCTGCAGCACGTAGTCGGTCTTGCTCCGCATCGTGGCGATGATGTGCGCCGGGCTCTGGAGCATGGCCTCGATCAGCTGGGTGTGCATCGGGGTGATGTCGCGCCATGCCGTGTAGGAGTTCACGCCCCGCTTTGCCAGGGCTCCCTGCTGGTCGAGGAGTCCGCCCTCCCCGGCCCATGCATGTGAGAGGCTGTCGATGATGATCGTCGAGTACCCGGCCGCTTCCGCCCCGTGGATGGTGTCGAGATATTTGTTGATCGTGAACGGCGGCTCGAGAACCGCAACGTCGTAGTCGCCGAGGTGCGCGTACAGTTCGGCCGACGAGTGCTCAGTGTCGATGACGGCGATCCGCCCGCCGATACCGAACGCGATCTGAAGTGCCGAGAACGTCTTGCCGGAGCCCGCAGGCCCGCTGATACCGAGGCGCAGCTTTGCCTGCTTGCGCTCCGCTTTCTTGAATAGTGGTGATGTCATGCGTGGAGGGGTCCGGCTGACCGTGCCGGGGCGGAAGTCTCGATCTCGTCATACGGCAGAACGGCCGTCACAGTGGCGATGCCGAACGGGGCATCGTTGGGGCCGACAACGACACACTGCCGACGGAGGAGCGAGCAGAGGGTTCTGAGGCAGTGATCGGCGTCAGGCCCGCCCGTCTCGACACGCACCCGAATATCGACGTACGTGCTCACGCGGCCACCGCCTCGGGTTCGGCCATCATGCCGTGGACGGGCTGCAACTCGGCCGTGACCATCTCGCCGGCCAACAGCGCGCGCAAGTCCTCGGACCAGCAAAATGCCCATTGAGGTCCCAAATCTACCCAGTAGCGGGAGCCGTCCTTTGAGGCGTGCATCAGGCCCGCATAGACCCCGTGCACGTCGCGAACGGTCGCGCCGTGGCGGAGCCGGCCGGCAACGAGGTCGACCAGTTCGGCGCGGCGGACAAACGTCGCGCGGCCGGCGATCAGGATCGTGACCGTGCCGTCGCCGACGTGGTTCCGCAGCCACCCGGCGGGGGTCATGGAGACTCCTCGTCCAGAGCCGGATGCAGTCGCTCCCGGAGCCGCTCGAGCTTGGCGACCTTTCGCCACCCGAGAACGGCGCGGCCGGAGGGGCCGATCATCTGGCGGGCCCCTTCGAGCATGATTTCAAGGTCGGCCATCTCGTCGATGATGCCGGTCTGCCCCGCACCACGATTCACGAACTTCAGCACCGCGAGGTTCAGTTCGGCCGCCTCTTCGGCGACCATCAACCACTGCGCGGTCGTGCCCCACGCCTTGATCGCCTGTGCCGCGAGGTCTTCCAGGTCGCTCATGCCGGCACCGCCGCGAAACGGTCCATCGCCGCGCGCATCAGGGCGCAGTGGACCCGCGCTGAGAGTTCCGCGTCGGGCTCGTCCCGGTGGACGGGGCAGATCCAGATCGGATCGATCGGCCCGTCGTGGCCGTCCAGGTCCACCCGCATCCAGTCGCCGTCGACGTGGCCGGCGGGGTCAGTCGGCGCGAGCTTCCCGCAGATGCAGAATCGCGGATTCATGACAAACGCCCCTGCGAGAGTGCGACCTGCCGGCCTTTGTGTGAGCGGTCGAGGCAGTCCAGGCAGAGCCCGACCTCCGCATCGATCACGAGCCGGATCCCGCAGCGCGGGCAGGTCTGCCGCGTCGCGGTCCTGGTGTCGGTCGTGTTCATGCCTCGGCCTCCTCGAGATTGCGGACGATCTTTTCGAGGTCCGGGAGGCACTCGTAGAGGATCCAGTGGTCGGCGTCCTCCTTTCCGGTCTCGATGAACCGCCGCCGCGCGACGAACACAACATCGTAGAACGCTTCGAGGACCTCGTCGCGGGTCGGGTGGAGGTCAGTCATAGCGGTCCCTCGCGGCTTCCCATCGGTCTTCCGCGGCCCGCTCGCACAGCGCCTCCTCGCAGTCTGCCGGCGTGTGGCCGCAGTCGTCTCCGAGGCAGTCGCAGAGCCGGCATATCTCGGGCTCGTCGTCGGGCTCCAGGCGGCGCGCTTCGGCGGCGGCCCACCCGTGCGGGAGGTCCATTCAGACCACCGCCAACCGGATGCCCGGCGGGAGCTTCGGTGCTTCGGGGGGCTGGACGATCGGGACCGCCCGCTTTTCGTTGCGGAGGTAGTGGGCGCAGAGGTGTTTGCCGCTGACCTGGACCGCCGCGTGCCGCGAGCCGTCGCCCGGGACCGAGAGGCAGATCATCCGGCCCGACTGTGACCAATACGCTTCCCCGACGCGGAAGGGCGCGGAGATGTCGGAGATCTGCACCAGGGGAACCGTCTCGCCCTCAACGATCAGCTTCGGGGCCATCTCGGAGGAGACGGCGAAGTCGCCGATGCCGGGGATGGAAAACCAGATGCCGTCGCCGCAGCGCCGTGCGCCGCCGATCGCCGTCCACTTCTGGGACATCAGATCCCCCGACCGGGCAGACCGCGCTCGGCAGTCTCGTAGAACAGTGCTCGCGTCAGCAGTTCCGCGCCGGAAAAACCTTCAAGGTCTGGCGCGCATACTATAGCGGCAATCTCCCCAAGCTGGCAGGCCGTGGAGTTGCCCTCTGAACCTAGTTTTTTCATGCTACTTCCTCTCTGACTCTGATCACGCCGGCGGTCTCGAAGACCTCGCGAAGGATGTCGGCATTGAGTCCCGACGCTTCCGCACGGGCGCGGATCTGTTCTTCCGTCACGACGACGGGCGCGTTCATGCAACGACCCCGCCACACGGGATCGGCAGCTTGAGCACCCGGCAGTAGGTCCGGAGCGCCCGGCGGACGACCTCACCCTCGGAGCCATGGGTCTCGATCAGTTCATCGACAATCCGCCGCTCCGTCGCGCCGATGCGAACGTGCAGTTGATCGTCTTTCGGTTCGTAACTCATACGTTTCACCTATGTGTTTTGTTACACATATGTATTACATAGGTGAACTAATATACCTTTCGATTTGAATCCGAACGGCGACCGAAAACAAAACTCTTAACACTGTGACACCTATATTTCACGACAGGATGGCGCGCGCTTCGATCAACGTCAGATTCTCCGACCGGGACCGGGAGGAGATTGAGAAGTTCGCCGGGAAGGGGAAGCCTTACCCGACCCTCTCGGCGTTCGTGGAGCGCGCCGTACAGCACTGGCTCGACCATGAGAACGGCCGGATCGTTGAGGGGATCGCGGCCACCGGCGACGAGGTCCGCCGGGGCGCGATCGACGACCTGATCGAGGATAAACTAAAAGCTATCGTCGCTCAGTGGGCACGGCTTGCGCCGGAAAATGAGAACCGGGAAAAGTAGCGCGACACTTTCGCCCCGCACCCGAACCATTCATATAGCCATGATGTTCAGTTTCAATCGTGGCTCTTACCGAGATCCCGCGGGGCGCGGCCCTCGACATTCTAACCGACATTTTTAATTCCGATTGGGGGCTCGTCATCGTGCGCCGCGTGCTCGCGCATGCGTTGGTCGCTCCGACGTACACGCCGACACCGCCGCCGATACTTACCCTCTGCCTCAGTATACCCTAGCGTGATCTAACTCCCGTCCTGCATTTTTTGCAAAACCTTGATCAGCAGGTCCGGCCGGCTCGCCATCAGTCGCTTGAGCGTCTCGTCATCCGTCGCCGCGGTGGCCGTCAACGGGACCATGCAGGTAGAGCAGAAGTTGGCGCCCGGGACGTTCAACGTCTTGCACCTCGAACATTCTATCGGCCGCAGGGGGTCGGCGCGCGTCTCCGTCGCCCGCGCCCGGATCCCGGCGTGCTCGAGCGCGACCGAATCCAGGTATTCGGCCGAGAGATTCGTGTAGACGTCCAGCATCGGCGTCTTGAGGGAGCCCCAGTTTTTGAGCGACACGTACGCCGACTCGTACCCGTCTTCGACGTCGTGCGTGATCCGCGACGGTCGGAACACGTAGGGCGAGAGGTGCGCGATCCCCGTCTGTTTGCGCAACCCTGCGATCATCTTATCCAGGCCGGACTTGGTCAGCACCCTGTGCGGCCGGCCCGTCGTGCAGAAGACCGGCTTACCGGCCGCCGGACCGCCGGGGTAGTCCGCCGACCACGCCGCGAGGTAGGGCAGGGCGAGGGTCAACCGGATGTGTCGCGGCTTGCCGGTCTTGCCCGCCGTGCTGAACCATGCGCCGTACTCGTCGCGGTGCACATCCCCCCACCGGAGCGCGAGCAACTCGGAGGGCCGGTTGGAGCCGTCGTAGAGCATCGCAATCAGCGCCCGGTCCCGGCTCCGCGTGCACGCGCCGATCACGGTCAGCACCTCGTCGCGGGTGAGCATGTCCTCGGGACGTCGGTTCTTCCATCGCCGCGCGGGCAGCTTGATCGCCCCGATGGTCTTCGCGTTCAGCTCGGGCCGGCGCTCGGCCAGCCACAGCGCGAACCGCTTGAACGCGCTGATCTGCTGGAGGGCGTAGTTCGGCGAGCCGTCCCGGGCCCGGATGGCGGCGACGGTTGCGAGGACGTTCCCGGTCGTGCACGTCTCGACCGTGGCCCCGGTGGTCGTCTCCATGAGCTTGACCGCCATGCGGATCAGGGATTCTTTGTTGGCGACCCACCGCACGCCGGCCCCCGACGTGGCGGCAGATTCGGCTACATAGTCGGCGATCATGTCCGGCATGAATAGACATCTATACCGGGCCGAGAAATAAGGGGATCGTGAGGTTCGAGGGGACGCGGACTATGACGGACTTACTATCGGCCATGAGGAGGGCATGCCGGCAGGTCAGTCCGGCATAGTCGAAAAAGCGGTCAGACGGCCTCTCGGGTGGCCCGCCGGGCACGATACTCCCGTTGCCACCCGGCCGCCACTCCCGGACGGTCGGCCCGGTACTGTTTGTTGTACGCCGCGAGCCGCTTCCGATTGTCCCGCCGCCACTTCTTTTTGTACGCGGCTTTCCGCGCGAGCGCCGCGGGACCCGTCGCTGTCATTCGATCAGATCCTTCGTACAGCGGCTGCAGATGAACGCCGGCTCGCCGTCCACCCGGCAGACGTTCAGCTCGGCGTACGGGTAGCCGCAGACGCCGCATGTCGACTTGAGCGGCACCTTCCGGCCGAGCACCTCGATCACGGGCGCGGGCCGCTTGAACTTCCGCTGGCAGCTCGGGCAACAGAGGCTCGGGCCGGTCGTGGTCGGTCGCGGGGTCCAGGTGTAGTCGCAAAACGGGCAGGTGGCCGCCATTCAGGCCCGCCGCGAGACTTCGTCGGCGAAGCTCTTCGCGGCTTCCTCGCGCTCGTCGGGGTCCTCGATGCCGGCCAGGCGCTCGGCGAGTTCCGCATTCAGGGCGTCGAGTTCGGTCTGGCTGTACCCGGTTGTGTTCTCGGTTGTGAAGGTCGTCATTTCGCTTTCCTCTATACTACTATTAGTCTCCCAAGTATAAATAACTATCGGTGGGCCGTGGAAAAAAAGAGGGTTACGCCGGGGCCGCCGCGATGACGGACGCGACGTAGCCGATCCCCTCGGCCCAGGTGCAGATCACCCGCGAGCCGGACGCCGCAACGCCCCGGGCCGTGATGGTGCCGCCGCGGTCGAGGGCAACCGCGACCGAACCCGTCCCGACGACCGAGCCGGCCGTGCCGGTGAGGGCCGGCGGCAGGGTCTTGAGGACACTCCGCGCGATGGCCTCGATCTCCGTCGCCGGGTCGGGGGCCCTCGTCCTCGCAAGTTGTTTTTCGATTGAGAACTTCCGCGCCGGGATCGCCGTGACGGAGCACCGGACGTCCGCGAGGGCGACCGAATACGAGATATCGACGATCCGGTAATCGATCTCCGGTATGTTCTCGTGTCCCTCGAACCGGATCTTCTGATAGAGCTGCAGGTCCGACCGCTTCACAAAGTTCGCCGTGACCGTGCCCCACGACTCGAGGAGGGACGCGAGCAGGGCCTTTCCGTACGCCTCCGCAACGGCCGCCGTGACGGGCGCCTTGATCTCTTCGTAGCGGTCGATGCGCCCCTCGAGGGGCGAGGTCTGCGGCGGGGTCAGGTCCTCGGGCTCGATCATGATCGAGACGATGTCGTCGGGCGCCGCCGTGGTCCGGTACTGGATCACGACGGTGTTCGCGACCGACCCGAAGTCCTCGACGTACCGCACCTCCCCCGCGAGCGTGGGATCGTAGACGGGGATCACGGCCGTCGGCGGGAGGTCGAGCCCGTTCGGGCCGTCGATGTCGGCCTCGTCGCAGAGGTAGAGGGCCGGCACGATGTTCTCGGCCGCACCCGCGCCCGGCGGCGGGTAGAGGTCGATCGCGGCGATGTTCATATGCAGCAAGTCCGACACGTCGTCGCCGGCGTTGTCGAACAAGAGCTTGAGATAGTATGTCCCCGCGGTCGCCACGGGCAGGGTCGCCTCGTCCGTGTTCCAGACGAACGTCGAATACGAGCCCGTCCCGTCCACGGCGATGTCCTCGATCTCCGTGAGGCTCGCCGGGTTCGTGCCCCAGTAGACCTTGAACGACCGGGCGCCCGTCGCCGCCGCGCTCGCCGTGCGGAACTTCGCCGTCCAGTTCCCGGCAACGGGGACCGTGACCGTGT